CAGCCGCCTTACCTCAAAGGTGCCGCGTGGCTAAACGCTCGCTCAGGCGTGCTAAAGGGCGTTTAGAAAGCGGCTCTTTTGTTCGCTTCCCCCACGCCCTACTACGCGACCCCGCATTCCTAGCGCTGTCTCCGGCGGCCTGCAAGGTGTTGCTATACGGGGCGAGCCAGTATCGAGGCTCAAACAACGGCGACCTCGATTTCTGCTCGACTAACGCGAAGCGTAGGAGCAGTCCGCTATCTGGCGGGATGTTGCTACGAGGCGTTCGGGAACTTGAGGCAGCCGGTTTTTTAGTGAAGACGCGCCAAGGCGGTAAAAACCGCGCAAGCCTCTACGCGCTTGGTTGGTTCCCGATTGACGATTGCAACGGGAAACTAGACGTCCTCTGTACGACAGTTGCGCCGAACACTTGGCGTCAAAAACCTTCCTTACAGGTGAAGCAATCTGCTGCACCCGTGGATCAATCGCAGGCTCCTCCGATCAATTCCCTCACAGATTACGTCACCCACGGCGCAGTCAGCGCGTTTTCAACCAAAGGATTACTCCACCAGTGAAGACCTATATATATTTACCAGGGACGGCGACCAAATCGGCACGTTATCCATTGGCTAGCGCTGTCACTCGTAGTCAGTATGCCCGTGCCGCTCGCGACCTTCATCGGCAGGGGCTAACTCCACGCGATATTGGCGAGGCGCTGAAACTTGGGACTGCCGCTGCCGCTCAACTTCTGAAACCGTCCCATGCCTCGTAAGCGTGGCTCGATGGCTCTCCGGCGTTGGGTGCGGCGATCACGGCTGCGCGATGAACATCACAAAAAAAGGGGTGGGTCCCGGTGCAGAGCCTATGCAAGGGGTACTTCAAACGGCGTGCTAGCCCTAGCGCCAGCACCCCGTAGGTTCCTTCCATGACTGATATGCGCCGCCTGACGCAGCAGGAAGCCGCGTGGCTGCTTGGCGTTACGCCCCGTGCCTTACGCGACATGGATGCGCCACGCGCCGAGGACGGCTCATATTGCGCCAGAACGCTCGTTGAGTGGCGCTACCGTGACCGGGGGTTTACCTCGCAGCGTGAACGTCTCGCTGCTAGACAGGCTGAACGGCTCGAAATCGAGGTTGCGGTAAAGCGCGGCGAACTGCTCTATGCCAGCGAAGTTACGCGGGTCTGGGCCGATCACATCGTAAACGCCCGCGACAAACTTCGCGCCATACCGAGAAAACTCGCGCCGCAATTAGCCGCTACTCGGTCTCCCGATTTAGCAGTCGCGATCCTCACAAAAGAAATCGACGATGCACTCTCCGAACTCGGAAATGAGCATCAATCGACTTGAAGTTTTTGATAGAAAATGCCTATAATTACTTGTCAGTTAATCGCTGGGTCTCCGGGGACGGAGACGACAAACGCGCCTTGGTTGGCGCATCGCGAGAAACTCGATTCTCTGGCGGCTTGGGTGGTACCAGCCGCACGAAATCCTCGACACGTTTCGGCATGGGCCGAGACGCAATCTATTTTTCGAGGAATTTAACTATGTCTACTCGTATCAGCAGCGACGCCGCTGCACAGGCTGAACGCGAACGCGTTTCGGCAATCCTTGACCTTGCCTCTCGCTATAACTCCCGCGAACTCGGCGACCGAGCCGTCGCAGCGGGAACCAGCCTTGCTTCTTTCCGAGGTGCATTACTCGACAAGTTCCAAACCAGACCGCTCACTCTCGCGAATATTGGTCTCGATAAGAGCGAGCAGAGTCGTTATTCGATAACTCGAGCCATCATGTCGATGGCCGAGCCGCAGCGATTCGATGCTGGACTCGAGCGTGAAGTATCGAATGAGATCGCTCGGCGAACAGGCCGTGTTGCTCGGGGCATCTTTGTCCCAGACGGACTCGCGTCTCGCGATCTGACGACCTCAACCGCCTCGGGAACGGCGAAAGCCGGGAACACGGTTGCGACTGATCTTCTCGCAAGTTCGTTTGTCGATGTGCTTCGTAACCGGCTCGTCTTGAATCAAGTCGGTGCGCAGTTCCTCACGGGTCTCAATGGAAATGTCGCGATCCCTCGAAAGACGGCTGCTGCGAATACTTATTGGGTTGGGGAAAACGCCGCTCCGACCGAAAGCACTAATGCTCCGGCTTTCGATCAACTCACGATGAGTCCGAAGACGGTCGCGGGTTACGTAGATTTCAGCCGCCGGTTGATGCTTCAGTCTTCGCTCGATATCGAGAACATCGTTAGAAATGATCTGGCGCAAACGATCGCTTCGGCGATGGATTCCGCAGCGTTATCCGGTAGCGGCTCAAACCGACCGACCGGCGTTCTCAATACGTCCGGTATCGGCTCGGTGACGCTCGGCACCAACGGCGGTGCACCTACGTGGGCGATGGTCGTTGATCTGGTCAAAGAGGTTGAGATTGATAACGCGCTACTCGGGCGACCGGCCTTTGTCACGAACGCAAAGGTTCGAAGCAAACTCTCACAGACCTCGAAGCAGTCCTCTGGCGTGGAAGGCAACTTCATTCTGCAAGCGGGCAACTCGAGCCTGTACGGCTACCCGCTCGTCGTATCGAACGCGATGCCGTCAAACCTCACCAAAGGCTCTGGTAGCAACCTCTCGTCGATCATCTTCGGCGATTGGAGTTCGCTGCTGGTCGGGCAATGGTCGGGCATCGATCTGCTCTCCGATCCCTACACGAACAGCACAACCGGAGCGATTCGGGTGACGGCTTTCCACGACTGCGACTTTGCAGTTCGTCATCCGGAGAGTTTCGCGGAGTGCAACGAGATCGTGACTTGAAATAGCGTTGCCTAGTCCTCAACGCATCGGGCCGAAAGGCGAGACGACTCCGAACGCGGTCTCATCCCGCGTCACGTCGTCGACTTCTCTTCCCCGAGCCGAGCGGGCCGAAAGGAGACCTCGGACGTGCGAATTGCGGCACGTTTAGAAACAGCAGTATCGGGCTGGACTCTCCCACCCAGCGACACCCCTCCGACCGCGCGTCGATGTCGCGCAGCACGGGGTGACTTAACTCTTATTTCGGCAACACAAAATAAAAGTCTTCCTTGGCGCTAACTGAGCCATATGAGAACGGTTGCTGTTTTTTATTCGTCGCTTCCAACACATCATCGCGGACGAAGTCAAACAAGCGGCGCACTTCGATAGGTGGATTTTGTCGGATACGCTTGACCAGGGCGTCTGCGAACGGGCTATTACGTGTTGCCACCCCATCAATCGCCGTCTCGCCATGCTTGGCTGCGTAGGCAATAAGCGTTCCGGGTTCTGGCTCTACTCTCGCGAGACCCCTCCCAATAGATCGGGACGCGATTGTCCTCCGCATCTGACTTGAAAACGGATTGTCTCGACAGGCGTCGAGTATTATCAGACGGAGGCGCTTTGCGCCTTCCACGGCAGCCATAACCTTACCGAGTTCAATTCCCTCAAGATCGATATCACGATCAGTCTTCATCCGTGCATCTGTCGGAATAAGGTAGTTCACTCCACCGAACTCAATGCCGTGGCCTGCGTAATAAACAACCGCCCAATCTGCCGAATCTGCCATGTCGGCGAAATCGCGCAAGGCTGCGAGCGTAGACTGCTGCGAGAGGTCACTTCTGACAACAACTGTTTGAAATCCTGCCTCACGAAGGGCGTCAGCGACGCTTGCTGCGTCGTTCAGGGGATTTGGCAAAGCCGGTACGTTTGCATAACGCGAATTTCCGATGACTAGAGCGACGCGCCTCGTAATCATCATCGATTCACTTTTTCTCGAAGTCTGCCTTGAAGCGCTGGCAACCGTTAGCCGTTCAAGAGATTTTTCCAGTTCTGCCTCCGCTTCGCGGTTCTTGCGACGCTCGACCTCCAACTCAGCCGAGAGACGGTCTCGCTCGGCCTTATCAATTTGGGACTGTAATGCCGCGCGTCTCTGACGCGCCGCCTCAACCTCCGCGGCGAGGCGATCCTTCTCGGCTTTGTCGGCCTGTGCTTGTAATGCCGCGCGTCTCTGACGCGCCGCCTCCTCGTCAGCGGCGAGGCGATCCTTCTCGGCTTTGTCGGCCTGTGCTTG